TGCCATGGCTTGCTTTTCCGTGGTATCCTTGGTAGACAATTCCCGGAATCGTTCGGCGTAATCTGCCTTTGCAGCCTCTAAAACATCTCCTGTGAGGGATTCTACAAACTGCTTTCCGGCATAGCCAAAGTTCTGTTTTACCGCCGCAGAAACCGCCATACCGTCCTTGACAACCGCTTCTGTAGCACAGCACTCAATGTCGATGACACGATTTACTGCTCCAGCTCCTGCGCCAGTCTGGACAATGGGAGATTCTCCGGTGGTCAGAATACACAGGGACCATGTCGGCGTGCGATCCACACCGCCGGATTTGTTGCCCCGCCCACGGCCGACACCCTGCGCCAACTGGTAAACATCAAATTTGCTTTTCCCATGGCTGTCCTTGGAGAGCTGCAATTCATCAATGCACATCGGGAGGTTATGCAAAAATCCAGCCGTCCGTTCGTGGCTGACCTGTGTGGCGTTAAATGTCTGTACATAACGTCCAATGGTGGGATCGCCCCAGACACTTGCTGCCAGCATCAGACCCACTGTTTTACCGGTTCCGGATTCCACTCCCCAGAGATGCACAAAAAACGGAAGCACACCAATAAATTGCAGCAGAACACTTGCAAAGGACGCTGCGAGTAAGATTTGCGCCGTCCGGCTGAACATCCGGCACGAAATGGCAACGGTTTTCCAGGCTTCATAATCCCCATGTGGGCGAATGGCTCGGTAGGCTTCCTTGTAACTACTTTCCCCGTCAAACACCAAATTGGGTTGATAGGGAGAAAATACATGGCGATCACCCACATAGCCCAGCCGGCCAACACTGTTTAATTCCGGCAAAATCTCATAGTTCCGGTTTTCCATGTAGCACAGATATTTCACCAATGCCTTTGCATTTTCCGATGTCACCGCCACGCCAATGGTGGAAAGCTGCGTTACCCTGTTCGCCACAAACAGGACATCCTTGCCATAAACTGCATACCGCCAGCATTTGCCTTTGGAAAATGCAATCTTCAACTTTTCTTCTCCCGTATCGATATTGACCAGGCGTTCTACGGGCAGGATTGGATGCGGGCAGGCGATGACAGACGTGCCCTCTGCGATCTGCTGGACACCGTCTGCATCACACGTCCATTCACCGCCGTCCAGTTCTAACGGCTGATCTGGAAATGCAGTGGGGTTTTGCATATTGGGATCACCCCCGGTATTTACAAGCCGCTGCGCTTTTGCATAGTCATGATACATACTCTGAAACTTGGATACGCCAACTTCTTTTGCATTTTGTGCCAGCTGCTGCAAACGCTGCTGCTTTGCAAAGGGCGATTTAATACAGAATGCATCTTTGTATGGTCCCTCGGTTTCTAAAAAATCGCTTTTGGTATAGATCAAATGGATGGAAAGGTTCTGTTCTTCTATGTAGTTCTTCAATCCGGTCACTACCGCCCAAAAGCATCTGTCAAACAGATTCCGCTTTCCTTTTTCAATGGCAACTAGACGCAGTGCTGCAATTCTTGCGTTTGCTCGTTTGCTGTCTCCATCGCTCAGTACGATCTGATCGGAGATCATATCAACTATATGCTGATCTGATTCACAGGCAAAATTCTGGAACTTTTCTTTTTGTGTTCGAATTTCCGTCTCCATTTTCTCGTCCAAATTACCACCTCCTTTTTGTGCATGCAGAGGTTAAAACGACATGTCTCCATCATTGAGCACTTCTTCAAATTCTGATAGATCTCCAATTTGTTCTGCCGCAGAAGGTGCTTGTTGAGTGGGAAGGGGGAACTGCATGGGTTGTACGAACTCACAAACCAACTTTTTAGCGATTCGATCGTTTCCCTCATTGTCCTTGTAATTTTCTGTCTTGATCTTGCCGACACATAGCACCACATCGCCTTTTTTTAATCCTTTTGCAGCCAGTGCTGTCTTCCGCCAGCATGTGCAGTTACACCAGATTGCTTCCGATTTTTGGTCTGCATGAGGGGAGGGCTTCTCTCCAACCTTAACACCAAATGTGGTCAGATCAACAGAATCTGTGCCAACCTGTTTGTATTCTGCATCTTTGGGCAGCATGCCGCATACCATGACACTGCCATCTTTAAACATTGTCTGCATGTTCTTCAATCTCCTTCATTTTGTCGTTAATGGATCTGGTTTTCTGGGTATCCTGAATGGGATCAAACCAATCAGCCGGTACAGTTAAATGATCCTTGATGGAATTATAGATGCCGACCAGTTCCGCCAACTCTTCATTGGTGCTTTTGGACACATCGTGCCCCAATCGCTGTTCCAGCATCTCGCGCCGTACACTTAGCTTTTTAAATGCCGCTACCATATTTTGAATCCGGTCTTCCAGAGGGGTATCTGCACTGCCGGCAAGCGTTTTCCGGCATTGTTTTACGGCTGCATCAATGAGATCCGGCGGCAGAATTGCCAAAATTCTAGCACGCAATCTGCGGCCTGCCATGTTGGCATTGTTTTCGTAAATATCCCGTTGCGTGGTCAGCTTTTTGATCCCATCTTTTTTGGTATCCAGTACATGGTGCACCACAAACTGCTGGCTGGACATGACATTGGTTTCCATGTCCCAGCAGTACGCCAGCATTTCAGATTCCCCCTCTTTCTGGGACAGTTCCTTGATACCGAAGTCTACATTTCCCCAGCAGCGTGCAGCTTCTTCCGCCAAACGGATGGAAGGGCCGCTGATGGTACTTCCACTTCTTGGATAGCTGTAGGTTGCCTCTTCTGCAAAGTTCCGGCGAGAGCATGCGGTTATGAGCTTCTCATAGGCGGTAATTTCATCCCGTGGAAAGCGCTTTGCAATCACCAGCTTTCCCTGTGCCTCTGCCACTGCCTTATTGGACTCAATTTCCACGACACCTTGATTGATGTGATCGTGTTTTTTAGGCAGGGCAAATGGGTTGGATGTTAATTGATTTTCTGTCATTTTTATCACTCCTTACAATCGTTCCTTTGCCGCCCACCTTGGCGGTGTAAGCGGCTGTATTTCATTTGTATATCCGTCAAACACACCGGCATGGATACAGCTTGACAGGGCTTCCAAATCGGCTTCAGCGTCAATCCGCCCAAGTTTCAGTGTGGCGGCATCTGCGTAATAGATGGCAATTGCATACGGCGGTTCTTTCTCCTGCGCAATAAATACAAAATCCAGATCCTGCATGCCATTTAGCCGCAGTCCATGCAGATACCAGTACGCCTGCACATTGTAGCGGTATTTGTATGCAGATCGCTGGAAAGCTTCCAACGATGCGTCCTGCGTGGTTTTGTAGTCCACGCAAAATCCAGGGCGTAAGTAATCCGGTCTGCACTTGCAGGGTAGTCCTGTTCGGAGATCCTCCCAAAAATAGGACTGTTCCGCCTTACCGCCTGTCAATAACTTACGTGCAGTTGGGTGATGATGGACGGCATCCGCCATGTCCATAGCTTGCTGATAGATTTCCTGCGTGAGAATGAACTTGCCGGCAGATTGCTCCAGGAAGGTGCTGTATGCTTCTTTCCCGGCTTTTGTACGTCGATCTATGGCATCGTCTAGCACGGCAAATTCTTCGTCAAACGTGGATGACTCCAGCACCATCTTATGAACAGCAGAACCAATCAGCAATGCCGGGGTTTGGCTGCCCTGTGGGTGCTCCTTTCGGTATTGATAGTGCATCGGGGACCGGTGTGCCAGATCCAGATCAGACTTGGAAATGGCAGGATGTGCATGGTATTCTTTGTTGGTCATTCGACATCCACCCCGGATCTGCGGATTGCCATTGCCGCTTCATAGGTAACCTGATCAAGATCTTTCCAGTATCGTGGGAAGACTTCAGATTGGCAGTCCCACTCATACGGACAGCCTTCGCATTGGTCAGCCTCTTTGAATGCTTCGCAGACAGCACGCTTCAGCTTTGCGTTTTCGGACAGGATGGATGCAATTTTTTTCGGATCCATATACTTGACATACTCCTTTCTGTGTGGTACAATACGATTGATCATATCTGTGTGGTACAATATGATCGATCATATATTCCTTTGTTTTTCTGCTGCCAGTTGCTGCTGGCAGCGTTTTTTTATTACTATGGTGATTTCCAGGGCGGTTTCGGTTCGCTTGCGGAACACGAATTCTTCAATGGGCAGTACCAGCTTCAGCTTCTCGCCAACAGCCAGCAGCTCAGTGTTTGTGAATGGTTTCACGTTTCTTAGCTCCTTTCTTGTATTGGTCTGACAGATACATCAGATCTAGGATCCCTAAAACCACGGCAATGCCGATGGCTAATAGGTCCTGCAATGGGGTTGTGGGTAGCATGTTAGTCCTCCTTTACGGCTTTTAAGCCGGCATAGTCCAGCAGTTCTTCTGTGATTTCATCCAGAAAATAGACGTATGTTTCTGTCAACTCCTCATAGTCACCGTCTGTACTCACGTCAATCACGATCGCAAACTTAAAACCGTTTCCACTATAGTGGCTGTACAGCCACTCGTTGATCTGCTTGAGATTGGTGCTTTTGAATATGATGCAGTAATTGCCATACTTATCCTGGGTATCTTCGATGACTTTCATTATTAACCAATCTCCCCACTGCAAATCGCTTCATACCTTGCTTTTAGCGCGTTGAGTTTTTCTTGCTCAACCTTCATATTCTCTTTGATTCCTTCCAGCTTTTTCGCTGTTGGTAGCATATCCCGAATCAGCCGGATGCCGCCCAACGTCCACAACAGTGCGATTGCGGCATGTGTATTGGCTGCCGGATGATAGCAATACACATAATGGATTGTAGAAAACTCTTCTTCTGTGAACGGTCGGGCTGTTAGTCGTTTAAATTCTGATTGTAGCATGTTAGTCCTCCTCTTCTTCCATCAGTTCATCGAAGTGTGCAAGAACCAGGGAAAACCTTTTGAGCATTGCACCCAGTACCTGCTTTGCATTGTACATACCGTTGCTGCAATCTGCCACGACATTGGCAACATATACTGCGCCAGCAAGATAGCAAGCTATAACGTCATCGCCGTTGACATTACTCATCTTTGAGTTCGGGGTGATCTGCCCATTCTCGTCCATCTTGATGCGGATTTCAATATACTTCTTCTCATTTTCCATTTTCATTTTCCTTTCTACATCTGCACTTCGGGCACACATACCGGCCTGTAAACTGCATGCACACGTTCCACCATTTTCCGCACTGCATGCAGCGCGCGTATTTGTACCCGGATCTCATTTCAATTGTGGGGGTCATTTTTTTCATCGCCATCTTCCCGCAGGAAGTCATATTTTCCGGTGGTATCGTTTCGCACTTCTTCCGCAAAGGCGTGTACACCCTTGCCGAACAGCATCCGGCACAGGTCATCGGTGGTGAACTGCATCTCCGGATTCACCCGGACTTCTCGTATGTTCGGGGTCATGTTACGCTCCTTTCTGCGCGCGTGCAGCGTTCTGTTCGCCGATCTGCATGCCAGCAAATACGGCTGCGATCGCCAGCTGTGCAAGCGCTGCAGCATCCATAGCAGATGTTACTGCTGTATAGTCTTGGCACGCCCTCAAATAGGCTTCCCTGTCCAGCTTGTCCTGCTGGATTACTTGTGTTGCAGTGTTACTCATATGTGCACTCCCCTTTCTTTTCATCGTCGTCGATTTCGTCATGGATGTATTCGCTCAGGTCCTTTCCGTCGTAGTCTTCCAGAAATTGCAGGAAGGTAGATACCCGGCATTTATATGCCCCCAGCTTCAGGAACCGAATCACGCCAGCACGGCGCAGCTTATGGACGGTTGCAACGTTGCACTTCAACAGTTTGGCAACGTCCTTGACCGTCAGCAGCTGTTCTGGAATCGGCTGCAAGGTGATGGTTGTGTTTTTCGGGGTAACAGATGTTACAATATCGTTATCATTCATTTTTAAAACTTCCTTTCTGTGTATTTAGCAATCACCTTTGTGATTACTGTAATTATATTATAGCACACATATGTGCATGCGTCAATGCGCAAAAGTCACAAAAGTGAGCAAGCAAAACTATTCATAATGCACAAAAGTGACTAATTTAAAACAAATCGAATTGACATTCACTCACATTTGTGATATAATATAAAAGAAGGAGGTGAAAGTTTTGGAAACCAAAGAAATTTTAAAAAAGCTACGAAGCAGCAAAGATCTAACAATACAAGAGGTTGCAGAAAAAAGCGGCGTATCCTATAGTGCATATCAAAAGTATGAATTAGGAATACGGGAAATTGGTGCAAAATCACTTGAAAAATTGGCTGACTTTTATGGTGTATCTACAGATTACATACTAGGCAGACCAGACGCTACACCACCTGTGGACGCACTAGCACAGCTGTCGAAGGACAAGGCAATGTCCGCACTGGAAGAGGAACTGTTGCGCAAGTACATGGATCTTCCCCACGAGGCACGGCAGGCAGTGGTGCAATTTATCAATGATGCTACGATCACGGCACGACAGCGCCAGGCTGGCGTACATGGCAATACATATGTATTACGTGCCGCATCACGATCCAATCATGATCAACCAGTTGCCAATGTAACGTTAACCGCCGATGAATTGGCAGATTTGCAAAACAGCCCAGATGTAGATCCGGATTTGTAAATAAAAATCACCCCGAATGGTATCGGGGTGATAAAAATGGATTATGGAATCTATAAACATGCACGTAATGCCAGCTGGCAGTGTTTGATCGACTGTCAGGTAACGGAATTACCTGTAAAACCGGTACAGATTGCGAATCACTACGGCATATTATGTAAATCAAATGCAGGTTTGTTGCAACCCGGGGAATCTGGAAAAATTCTGTGTGATGCGCAAAATGGTGCTATTATTGCAGTGCATCCGGACGAATCTGCACAGCGAAAACGGTACACCATCCTGCACGAACTAGGGCATTATCTGTTAGGGCATCTGGATGGTGATATGCAACCAGAAATGGAATACGCGGCTGACCCGTTTTGCAGCAGATGTATTGATGCCTGCGTGCGTTCTGTGGGGATTGCAGCTGCATACTGCGGATGATATTGCCCGTGTATGTAACGTGTCACAGACAGCAGCACAGCGGCGATCAGAACGCATGACGGTGCTATATCAGCGCAATATGTTTTTGACACATCCGTTAGAACGTCAGGTATATCAGCAGTTCCAGGATTTCATCCGTGGATACGCGAACCGCTAGTGACTGCCAGAATCACCGTAGTTTCGCATTGATTTTTTAGATGCATATGTTGCAAAATATACGCATATACGGAATAATGCGCATTTATTTTTAGGAATTGCATAAATTTTGCAATAGCAATTATTCAAATTTTATGCAATTTTGCAGTCGCACCCCACACGGGTGTGTGAGTTGAAATTACCGCGAGATTTTCTGTCGTGACTCGCACAACAGTCGCACCCCACACGGGTGTGTGAGTTGAAATTTCAATTTTTAATAATTTGCCCCGATAATGTAGTCGCACCCCACACGGGTGTGTGAGTTGAAATAGAGCTGAACGCCACATCTGCGAATTTGGACGACAGTCGCACCCCACACGGGTGTGTGAGTTGAAATGATGCTAAATATAGCATTTGTACGTGTGGAAACGGTCGCACCCCACACGGGTGTGTGAGTTGAAATAAATGGTAGTATACCATTCGGGGTGATTTTTTTGTTGCACCCTGCGTAGGTGCGTGAGTTGAAATATACGGATGTTTGAGTTTTTTAAATTGTATTGACATTGCACATACATTGTGATATAATAGAAATAGAAAGGAGCGTGACCGATATGTCACAAACGACTGTAAATGTCCGTATGGATGAAGACCTGAAAAAAGATTTTGATGGTATCTGCAATGAACTTGGAATTACCATGTCCACTGCAATTATCATGCTTGCCAAAAAAATGACCCGTGAAAAGCGGATTCCGTTCGAGGTGTCTGTTGACCCGTTCTACTCTGAGGAAAATATGAGCCGTCTGCGTAAATCCATTGCACAGATGGAGCATTCCGGCGGAACAGTCCACGAGGTAGACACAGATGATTAAATCTTGGACAGACGACGCATGGGACGACTTCCAGTATTGGCTAAAACAGGACAAAAAGACGCTGAAACGTATTCTGATGCTGTTGAAAGACATCGACCGCAATGGTTACGACGGTATCGGAAAGCCGGAGCGGCTGAGCGGCGACCTGTCAGCCTACTGGAGTCGCCGCATTGATGATGCAAACCGGATTGTTTACCGCATTGAAGGCGATACAGTCAAAATTGTACAATGCGGATCGCATTATCGCGACAAATAATGAGAACCGCATTGTATAGTCGCACCCTACGTGGGCGCGTAAGTTGAAATATGTGAGTGCGTGAATTGAAACGAAACAAACATAGAGCAGGAGGAATTCCTATGAGTACAAAAGAAAAACTTTACAGCTTGATTGACATCATCAATCCTAACGATCTAGAACTTGTCCTACAAATTCTGGAACGATTTGCACTAACAGCTGAGATCCCCAATGAGGAAACAGCAGAAGCGATGCTGGAGGCTGACCGTATTGCAAGAGACCCGAATGTCAAAGGTTACACCAGTATCTCGGAACTGATGGAGGCGCTGGACGAAGAATGAAGTACACCGTCAAATTTACTGCAAAATTCAAAAAAGACTATAAACTTGCACTAAAACGTGGATGTAAGCGTGAAAAGATGGAAACGGTTCTCACACTCCTTGCAGATGGCAACCAATCTGAAATTTTGATTACCAAATACAAAGACCACGCCCTCGCCGGTAATTGGAATGGCTATCGGGAGTGTCATATCGAACCAGACTGGCTGTTGATTTACGAAATTATCGATGATGTTTTGGTTCTGTCTGCCGCTCGTACTGGTACACACAGTGATTTGTTTGGAAAATGACAGCCGAGCATAAAAAATCAACTCGCGTGGGCGCGCGAGTTGAAATATAAATATATTTGAAAGATTCACTTTAATTGTAACCTATAGTTGTCCCCTACGTGGGTGCATGAGTTGAAATTGCTGAATCCAAACGCCGCAAAAGGGGGTGAAGCCAAGTGGCAGGAAAACTCGTAAGCGTGGGAACTGGTGGTCATATCGGTTTGAGGGGGCAGCTGTGGATGGGAAACGGCAGTGGATCACGCAGAGCCACTTCCCTTCCCAGGAAGAGGCGTATGCAGCTGGCATTGCTGCATACCAAGAATATCAGAACAGTGGATTGAAGCTAACACCGACAGAGCTATCGGTGTCCGATTTTCTGGATTATTGGATTAAAGAATACTGCGTGGTCAATTTGAAAAATACCACGGTTGTAAATTATCAGAAGAAAATCAAAAATATCATCAAGCCATATATCGGGAAGTATCGTTTGCGGTCTATCCAAACAACCACCATTCAGAAAATGATTTATGATTTATTCCAGAATGGATACGCCCGGAACACGCTAACTGTTGTGAAGGGAATTCTGACAAAATCATTTTCTTATGCAAAAGCAAATCATTTCATCAAGGAAAATCCTATGTATGAGGTGGAGCTGCCACGGAGCACGGCAAAGCCGAACGTCCAGAGTCGCAAAAAGGAGCGGAATTATATTCCGAAAGACTGCATGGAAAAGATTTTTCAGCGATTTCCGGAAGGAAGTTCTACACATATTCCTTTGCTGCTTGGCTACCGCTGCGGATTACGTCTTAGCGAGGTCTATGCCCTGCAATGGGAAGATGTCGATTTCCAGCGCAGAACGATTACAGTTCAACGCCAGATTCAATACATAGAAAACAAAACTGACACCGACAAGAAAAGTATGCTGTATTTTACAGAGCCGAAATACAACAGCTTCCGGACAATTCAGTTAGATTCTGAGACCTTGGCTGTTCTAAGACGGGCAAAGGAACAGCAGGAGCACAACCGAGAGACGTATCAGGAATTCTATAAGCGTTATTATGAAACACCAGAGCGCACGGTTCCGGATGATCCAGAGCCGCATGTGCTAAATACAGAAGGCATTGGCAAGGAGATATTTTTCGTCAACGTCAATGAAGATGGCGGTTACATTCGCCCAAGAACGATGCAGCATACTGCTCACGTAATTCATACTGAATTGGACATGCCGTCGTTTGATTATCACAGTTTACGGCATACGCATTGCACGGAGCTGCTGGAAGCTGGTGTACCACCGAAGGCAGTGCAATTGCGTTTGGGGCATAAAGACATTAAAACCACATTGAACATCTACGAGCACATTACACAGACACAGGAAGATAAGACAGCATCCATTTTAGAGGAACTATATTCCTGA